TTCATGGGTAAGGTTAAGGATAGAATGGTCAAACTTACAGGTGAAGGTGCGGATGCCCAGTATCTGACGTGGAACCAAGCAAATGACACCGTAAAATTTGAGGTAGAAACCCTCTTTGAGAAAGCATATTCTATGACGAATACACCGCAAATCAGTTTTGAAAAGTTGAGCGGTGCTGGAAATGCTTTGTCGGGAGTGGCTTTCGATTACGTGTTTCTTTCGACACATTTGCAAGTTCAAAATCATGCCGAGGTGATAGGTGAGTTCTTGCAAAGGCGTGTGAACTTCATAGTCTCTGCTTTAGGTTCTATAAATCCATCTGAATTTAACAAAGCATCTGAAACGATAGATATTAGTACAGAAGTTGTTCCGTATCGCCTTGACAATTTAGAAGATAAAGTTAATGTAGCTGTAAAAGCTGTGTCAGGTGGTGTATGGTCGCAACGACATGGGGTAATGTTTGCTGGAAATATTGACCGCATCGAAGAAGAAATTTCAGAAATAAAAGAAGAACAAGAAGAAAAGAGAAAAGCTGAAATGCAGAAACAAGCCATAAAGATAGGGGAGTGAAATCACTCCTCTTTGTAGCTCCATTGATAGCCCTTGTGCTTCTTTATTTTCCCATTACAACACATTGAAATGCCCGAATGGTGCGCACCAGTTGTGCGTGCCGCTTCATTCAAACTATCAAATGAATTTATAATTTTGCCGTCTTTTAATTGTAGAACAGCTCGTGAATTATGGTGGTTTTTGCCAGTCTTTTGCTTTCTACCAAGAACCCTATATGCGTGTAGTAAGTTTTCACCATCAGTAACCCATTCAAGATTGGCAACGCAATTATTGGTTTTATCACCGTCTATGTGGTTTACTTGTGGTAGGTTTTGCGGGTTAGGTATAAAAACATTTGCGACCAAGCGATGAACTTTAAATATGCGCTTTCTGCACCATACATTCAAATACCCCTTTTTGCTTTTTATGGGTATTAAAATGCGTCCATCTCTAAACCAATATCCTTTACCGTTCCAGCATTTCTTTGGCAAGGATTTTACCCTACCTAAATTTGATACTTGATAATCGCCTTCGTACCCTTCAATGTCTTTCCAAATTTCATCCATAATTATTTCATTTAAGAGTGAATAATAAAGGCAGCCTTCAAAGGTCGTGCTAAGGTTGCCTTTGTATAATCGTGTATGTTTAGTTTTTAAATATTAGCTTATACAAACCCGAAGTCGGTGACGAGAACATTGGTGCACGCCCTGCTATTACCGTCCGTTTGCGTTCTTCTGGAAATACGTCTTTCAGCTTCTCAATATTGCTTTTCAAACGGTCTTCTGTAAAAATACAACCGCTTGCCTCTTCAAGCATAAAGTCGTTTATCACTTTGATTAATCCTTGTACATAAAGGTTATTCATGTCAATTACTAATTCTTCTGTTTTCATATTCGTTATATTTATGTGTTTATACTTAATTTCGTTTACCACTGTTATTATGCGATTTTAACAAGGTTGCATTTCTTGAAACAACGCCATTCTTCTTTTTCAGTGTCAAAGTACACCTGCAAATTATCATTCAGTTTTCTGCCTGTACCTTTCACCTCACCGATAAGATTCTCTTTGAGAGTGCCAAAGGCTTGACGTAACGTGCCGTCAGTCTTTTTGAAGTAAAACTCTACTATCTTCACTTTTAAAGCTGCTTTCAGCTTCAAATTAGCCCATGCGCATTTTAACGCTTCACTCATTGAATAACCGTTCTTGCGAACAAAAGACCATGCCATTTGCATCACTTCTTTCATCTGACTTTTAAATTTTGTACTCATACTCTTATATGTTTTAAATTATACTACTTCGTTTAATTCGACATTGCAAAGTAAAACTAATTAGTTTAATTTTGCAATATCTAAAGCAATAAATAATGTTAAAAATAAAACTAAGTAGGTTTATTTTAGTCATATAATTGTATTATGTGGTATAAATATCTATTTTTGCCGAATAAAACTATATAGTATTATGGACTTTAGAACAAGGATAAAAGAACTTTGTCAAGGGCAAGGTATAACTCAAAAAGAGTTAGCAGAAAAAATGGGAATATCTGATATAAGTCTGAATAAGACTTTACGAGGGGAATATCCGCAGTTGCAAACATTAGAAAAGATTGCGAATACATTAAATGTTCCTATTGCCGAACTATTTGAAAAGCCGAATGCCAGTAATGTTATCGGCTTCGTAAAAGTGGGTGATACCGTGCATGAAGTAAAGTCTGCGGAGGATGTAAAGAATTTAGCAGGGATGCTTAAATAATTAGTATGAAGAAAGAATTCTTTAAAAGAATATGGAATGATCCTGTAGGCGCAGGAGTTATTTCTAGTTTGATTTTGTCAGTGCTACCTCCAATAGGAGCATTGCTAAATACTATTATAGGTGGAAATTCTTACAAAGAATCTATAGTGTTTATTTTAACCTACCCTATCGACGTTTGGATATTATTTTCTATGGCAATATTATATGTTCTATTGAAGGGTATTTATTGTAGATGGATAAAAACGGATTTTAGATATGATGCAGATTCACTTTTACATGATAAGAATTTATATGACAAAATAGTAAAAGAAGTTTTGCCTCCTGAGGGGTCTATTGCTTTCCTTAGAACTAATAATTTTGCAGGGTTTAGTTTTGATTTGAAAAATTTGGAGCAAATAGATAATTTCTTTTTTAGATTTAAAGATAATCCAACACTTGAATTTATAAATCCAGATATTGAAAAATTGAAAAAGAATCTTTATGTTAGTATCGATATCTTTCAAGATTTAATAGCAGGCTACACTTTTCCCATTGGGAATAATCGCCAAATAGTGCCTGAAGAGTGGGAAATCGAATGTCCTGATCATTTTTATGATGTAGTTGATAAAATACAGAATAGTACTAAAAACATATGTCGTGATTATGATACTTTGGTGCGAATAGGACGAATTAAAATAAAGTGATAAGGTGACTACTGCCGTTTCCGCTGTCAGTGGTGGCATCTGGTCAACGCGTGAGGGAATCATGTTTGCCGGAAATGCTGATAGGGTAGAAGAGGAACTTGCAGAAATCAAGGAGGAACAAGGGGCAAAGAATAGTAATGCAGCGTTTCCTAACTTCAAGGGATAATTCATTACTTCATGTTTTTATAGTACTATTGAGCGGAGCTAATTTAGTTCCGCTTTTTTTATTGCTAAATTCTATATTATAGAATATATTTCTTGGAAAAATTTTATAATTCAAAATTAATTCATATTTTTGCATCAAATAAATGAGATATGAGAATTGTATCACATAAGAAATTGAAAGAGTTCTACGAAACGAAAGGCTATGAAGATTCACGCATAGCTTTAGAACGTTGGTATGATATAGCGGAAAAAGCTGAATGGAAGAACCTATCAGACATTAAAGTAGATTTTCCTGCTGCTGATTATGTAGGCAACCAGCACTATGTATTCAATATTAGAGGTAACAATTATCGACTGATAGTAGTTGTAAAGTTTACAATGGGCTATATTTTTATTCGGAAAGTGTGTACCCATAAAGAATATGATAAAATAGATTGTTCAACCATTTAAGATACAGGATATGAATAAAGTTAGTAAAGAACAATATGAATTTGCTTTGGCAAGAGTAGAGGAACTTCTGCCATTGGTTGATGATAATACCCCTGCAAACGATAAAAATGCGGTGGAGCTTACAGTTATGTCCGATATTGTGATAGCATACGAAAAAGAACATTATCCGATAGAAAAACCGACTGTTGCGGAATTGATAGAGCTATCTCTTGAAGAGAAAGGGATGAGTCAAAAGCAACTTGCTGGTGAGATTGGAATAAGTCCATCGCGTGTGAATGACTATATTTCTGGACGTTCGGAACCGACCCTCAAAATTGCGAGGTTGCTATGTCGAGTGTTGAATATACCTCCAGCCGCGATGTTGGGTTTCTGATTAGTTCATAAGAAGAATATTTAGGCGTGATTCATTCGGTTTCACGCCTTTTTTATACCATTTTACGACAATCGTTTCATTGTCGTGTATCACCTATCTGATAATTTCTCACATAGCTTATTAATGCCGAAATTTACCGTAGAAATTTATAAATCAAATTCATACGGTATGACAATCTTAGAACAAATCTTAGCAGGCCTTCAAACCAAGTTTTCTGGGGTGGATGCTGCTATTCTTGCCCGAATTGCCACTAAAAAGGCAGAGGGTGTAACGGACGCAGGCCAAGTACCTACCATTGTGGAGGGAATTAGCTTTTCGGACGTGCTAACAAATTATGGTGATTTCCGTGCCGGGGATGCTTCTTTCAAGTCAGTTCAGAACTACGAGAAGAAGCATAACCTTAAAGACGGTAAGCCAGTCGAGACTACCACTACTACCACAACCACCAAAGCGGAAGACAAGCCGGATGATATGGCTACCATCATTGCCAATGCAGTGAGTGCAGCCGTTAAACCGCTTTCTGACAAGCTCGCTCAGTTTGAAACGGAAAAGTCGCAAGCAACCCGGCAGGAGCAGATTATGGCAAAGGCAAAGGAGTATGGTATTCCCGAAAACTACGCCAAACGATGCGCCATTAAGGACGATGAGGACTTGGACGC